AATACGTGGTATTGAAGAGGGCATGCCAACGCCAGAAGGTTATTATAAAAGTTCTTACGTTTGGGTCCCGAACTGGTCAGCACAAGTTCCTGAAGGATATACCATATTTTTAACACATCCAATAAACATACCAGATCTTCCATTTAAAACAATGTCTGGGTTTATGGACTCTTACAGAGTTTTAACTGGATCAGGAAATGTTTCTGTTTATTTTAAAGAGGGCTGGGAAGGAACCATTCCTGCGGGAACTCCATATGCTCAATTAATTCCTATGAAAAATGAGCCGTGGGAGTCTGAAGTTGTAGAGTATACAGATGAACAAATTAAAGAAAACTATAAGCAGTATGCTCAAGAATATATGTTAGGGTTTGGAATAACAAGATACAAAGAAAAAGATTGGTCTAAAAAAAGATATAAATAAGCACCAGTAGCCAAGTTGGTTAAGGCACCGAACTCATAATTCGGCTATCGTAGGTTCAAGTCCTGCCTGGTGTACTGATGGGGATTAACTCAGATGGTAGAGTGCCGAACTGTTAATTCGGATGTCGCAGGATCGATGCCTGCATCCCCAGCAAACATGTCTCCATGGTCTAGTGGCCTAGGACTCCACCCTTTCACGGTGGCAACACGGGTTCGAATCCCGTTGGAGATACCAAAACAAAACTATGGTATTATGTATGCATGGAAAAAATATACTTAGATGAAACTGAAAAATTGTGGATCATTGAAAACTTTTTAACAGAAGAAGAGTTGTCCTGGTTTAAAAAAGAAACAAACGACTTAAATGGATGGTATCCAACAATGAGGTCTCCGTATAGAAATATTTTAAATAAATTTTTAAATATAGTTCCTGAATACGACGAAACTGGTAATATAATATTTCCTAATGAAAACTCAAAAGTAATTGATCTTCCAATATTTTCTGACAACAACGGTATCTGGAATAGATTAGACTCCGTTCTTCCACCAGGATACAAAAGACATGCAACTCTTCAAACATTTAAATATATGACAGATGAAGAAATTCAAGAATCCTTAAATTTATCATGGTTTACGGAAACAAACATTGATACAAAGAATATTGATTTTGCAATGTATTGGCATCAAGATCCTGGTGCTGAACAAAACATACAGGGATCCTTTAGTCTATACCTTAATGATGATTTTGAAGGTGGAGAACTAGAATTTGCCAACCTACCAATTGAAATAAAACCAAAGGCTGGTCTGTTGGTTGGTATTCCAGATGGTGAAAAGTATCAGCATAGAGTCAAAAAGGTTTTGGGTCCTAATTCAAGGCATACTTTGTACGGAAACTCTTTTGTGGATATCAGTACTGCTAGAGTAAGCACCAAAGACGATTGCTAAAAAGGTGTTATAATAAACCTATGAAATCTATATATGACATCCAACTAGACTCTGCCGAAGGCACTCCAAACTTCTTAGAACAGTTCAAGGGTAAAGCAGTATTGCTCATAAACACAACCGTAGGTTGTGGAAATGCTGGTCAGATGGAGTCCATTGAGTGGATTCAGGAAGACATGGCTGGAGAAGACTTTACCGTTGTAGCAATTCCTACCAACGATTTTTGTGGTCCAAGCATTACAAAGGGTAAGTGGTCACAAGGCATTACTTGCGGTATGGATTCTAAGTTGTACGGAGAAGATGTATATGGTGTTACATTCCCATTCTCAGAGATGATTGTTTCTAATCCCGCAGAAATTCCATTAGAAGCACCATGGCTTGGAAAAGGCCCAGGACTTAACGGAAATGGTCAGCCATTTGGAGAAAGACATGAACTTTATTTAGAAATTTCTAAGCAGGTTTTGGCTTTGCAGGAGTACAAGAGATCAAATGGTATAGTTGAAAAGACCGATTATGAATCACGCTACCTAAATCAACATGATGGTGGAGTAATGATGAATGCAAACTTTGAAAAATATTTAATTGACAAAGATGGTTATGTAGTTAAGCACTATCCTGCTACAACATTAAATTGGGACGTAGAACGTACACTCAAAGAAGATCTTGCAGCACAAGGAATTAATGCGACAATGGGGCCTGATAGATCAGAATACATTTTTAATGAAGAGAATGCTGTTATTCGTGACCATATCGAAAGACTTATGGCTGGCGAAAGATCAGTATTAAACCCTAATCTAGTTTTATCTAACTAACAGAAAGCAGAACACTCATATGAGTATATATGGATTGTCATTTATTGACAACAATGGTAATGAAATAAAACTGGAAAGTTTTAAAGGTAAAAACATATTAATAGTTAATACTGCAAGCCAGTGTGGATACACAAAACAATATGAAGACCTGCAAAAGATTCAAAGCGACTCTGTTGTAGTAATTGGTTTTCCATGTAATCAATTCGGTAACCAAGAGCCAGGAACAACAGAAGAAATTAAAGCATTCTGTACAAATATTTATGGAGTAACATTCCCTATATCACAAAAGGTAGAAGTCAATGGTCCAAATGCACACGAAATATATAAGTATTGCAAGGAAAGTTCTGGTGTTACTAATATTGGTTGGAACTTTGAAAAATTTTTAGTATCTTCTGATGGATCAATTACTCATTATCCTAGTTCACGTCAAGTTTCAGAAATTATACCTCTGTAACTCAGGGGATAGAGTAGCGGACTTCTAATCCGTTTGTCGCAGGTTCGATTCCTGCCAGGGGTGCTATAATGGTAGTAAGGGTGTGGTTAGTCTATATATGTCGGGAAACACTTATAGCCTATGTTGCAACACCACACCCCCCTAAATTTATTCTAAAGAGGCCATATGGACTTAGAAAAAGAAATAAAGAATATATTATTTGAAATAGGCAAAGACATAAAGGTTCATAAACTTATAGACGGAAACCTAATTATTGAAATAGATTATGAGTTTTATACAAAACAACTGTTAGAACTAATCTCTAAAATTCCAAAACAATGAATCGTTTTCATATATTTCTTTGTCAAGTAAAAAGTTATTATAAATTCTTTCTTTGTCTTTTGAGTCAAGTTTATTAAAAAGAATTTCTGAAGATTTATTCTTGTAATGCTCCCTGTCTGCTAAAGATAAATCCACATCTATTTCTATTTCTAGATCTTTTTTTATTTTATTAATTAACAACCTATAATCCATATTTTTAAAATCACTATGCCTCATCATTAGATCAACCCTTTTTATTCTTTTATAAATAAGTTCTTTGTTAAACTCTTTATTTTTATCGTATTCTTTTCTAGACTGAACAACTATTTGCTCTGTCTCTGGACTTAACATAAAATTTTGAGACTGAAAGTTTGTTAAGTATTTAAGTAGATCAAGGTGATCAAATAAAAAATCTTTTTCAATATTCGAAATTTTTGTTTTGTCTGTTAGTATAAAGTCTTTTTCGTCATCAATTAATTTATTTTTATCTGCATATATATGTGCAACCAAACTTACAAAAAATTCTACTGGGTCTCTAAAAATAGAAATAACATATGTTTTGTCGTCAATATCTTTATGCCAACCACCATGTTTCTTAACACCTTCGTGCAACTTAATAGTTTCAATATTATTTTCTTTTAATATGCTATCAATTGGCTCTAATATATACTTTGTAAAAAACCTTCCACCTGTTTTGGGAATATGTAAAAAATAAACTTTGTCATATTTCACTAATTTTTGTCTTTCTTGTACTCTCCGTATTTACCAAGGACTGCTTTAACTGTTCCGTCTTTTCTTAAACGAACAATCATTCCGTCTTTAATCTGAACAGGATTAAATGGGTGCTTTGTTCTAAACTTCCCAGATGCTTTTCTGTTTCCCATTAGATCGTGTGTGTTTCTCTTTGTACCTTGGTATGATCTTTACCAAAGTCAGCAAACAATGCCTTATCTTTTTCACGATTAACAATTCCTCTTGACCAAGAGAACCCTGCATCTCCACCCCATGCTAACCACATAATGTATCCGTTAGATGGATTAGACTGGCTTCCCCAATCCTTACCCTTCTTGTCTACCTCATGACGTGAGAAGTATGAATACATTCTTTTAACAGTACTAAGAGATAGTGTTTCTCCTCTTGCTAACTGTCCTGCACGAGTCCATCCTACTGATGTACCCGCACCTTTTGCCTTACCTTGTTCTTTAAATTTAATTGCTTTACGTGCTGCTGCTCTTGCACCTGCTGGTGGAGAATAGCCTTCTGCTTTTGAAACAGAATCAGTTTCATAGATTACATCATCAGAATCTTCCCAAAGATCATCAGCCTTTTCTGCTGGTACACAATTAGGAACTGGTTTACCATTCTCTCCTGGCTTCATTCCTCTTTGTACATATCCATCCCAGCATGGCGCTTGTTTCTCTACATTACCACAACAATCTGATTTCATTTCCCCAGCCTGACACTGTGGACACTCTTCACATGTTACATCCAACTCTTTACACATTGGACATCCGCATCCTTCGTATGCTTTATCCATCCCTACATTTTCTTCTAATGATGGCATAACCATAACCTCCGATGCCTTTGCTCCAACAAAATATTCAGTCTCTTCAAGACCGCCTTCTTCCATTTCAAATAACTGTATTAGTATTGCTGGCTCTGTAGGGCTTGCCTCAATAGCATATTCAGATCCTGGAGTTCCCAGCATACCCTCGTTCATAACATGAACTACACGACCAACATACATTTCTTCTTCATGTGGGGCCATTACCATGTCGCCTTCTTTGACCATAGCCTTGCCTATATTGCCCTCAGAGCGGTTAATAGCGTAGATCTGTGCTGCTGCCTCACCACGAGTCTTATGGCAGCCCATAACCTCTCCTGTGTCCTTTAAAGCAGGGTATCCAGAGCAACCTGACGATCCCTTAGCACCTATACGATATGGCATCTAACCATTATAGCATAAATATGGAGCAGTTTATAGACTTGCTCAGGTCGCCCAAGTAATGACCTTGGTCCTCCGTACTCAGCAATAAGGTTGCTATAAGCAACTGCATGTATCATGACGGAATACTGTCTATTATACTACTTAATTTTAATAGACTTAGGTTTCTTTTCTTCTGGAACTACCCTGATGACATTTACATTTAGCATGCCATCTTTTAGTTCTGCTGAGGTCACTTCCATATACTCACCAAGAGCGAAAGATCTTACGAACTTTCGTCCTGCTATACCCTTATGTACTACCTCTGCATCTATTACATCTACAATCTCGCCCTTAATAATAAGAGTTCCATTGTCTACTGAGACATCAATATCTCCCTTGGAAAAACCAGCAACCGCAAGAGATATCCTGTATGTATCTTCATCTAGTTTGATAAGATCATAAGGTGGATATGATTGTGAGTTTGTTTTATATGCATTGTTTAGGCGATTCAACTCTCTGTTGAAGCCAATAAAAAAGGGATCATTAAATAGATCCAGTGTTGACCATGTTTGTTTCATTTTATTCCCCTTTCAAGCGAATAAGTTAAATTACCCCCCATATGGGCAGGCATAAATATTATAGCATAAGAAAAGACGGCTGTCAAATAACAACCGTCAAATCTTATTTGTATTTTTGATTACAATACGTTATGGCTTGTTCCGCCTCCGCCACTCTTTCGAGTTGACTTCTTTACTGGAGCCTTCTTAGCAGTCTTTTTAACTACCTTTGCAGTCTTAACTGCAACATCTACATCTTCTACTGATGGCATTCTACCGAACGCTGGATCAGATGGATTTGCTGCTCTCAATACTACGGGCACAAGTGCTCCAAGTAGTGAGTATGCTAGTGTCTGTAGATCAGTTACACCAGAGGCATACATTGCTGTTGCTGCTCCAAGTACTGAGCGACCATAAGATGCTAGTGCTGCTTTAATTTGTTCATTCATTTTATTCCTCCTAGGATATGAACTTCGATATGGCTGCCCAAACTGGTTGAGCAAGCCATAATCCAATTATACCAGCAACACCAGCAAAAACTGGGGGAGCAGGAATTGGAATCTTAATTGGAGATATTGCGCTTATTGATAGGATAATTATGCCTAAAGTAAGCCCTACGGATAGTGATAGTAATATTTCTTTCATTTATTCCCTCGATTTTTGTAGTTGTGTATAATGATTTAAACAGACATCTAGCAGCCTTGTCTCAGTGCTAGATAATTTTTCTCCATCAGCGTCACAGTCAATAACACTGCACACTCCTAGTGGCTCAGACTCAAGTTGATCGTATGATTTAAATTTTGTCATCGTCTTGAGTTCACATAATCTTTAATAAATGAAATTATTATTTTTGATTCAGATCTTGGAACAGCATTGATTAGTAGATGTTTAACATTGTCTGCCTCAAGCATTTCTATAAATTCATGAAAACTTTCATGAGTAAAATACTCCACATCCTCAACAACTCTTGAAACCTCACCTTTTTTCCAAATTGGTCTCATTGCGTGTTTTGCTAAAGACTCTAGTTCTTCTTTTGTTTCTCTAATAATTGGTGTCATGGCCAGCATTATTTGCACATCATCTCTTTCAAATGGAATCTTTAAAGAAGGATCTTTTAGCGAGTCTGACCAGAATTTTCTTTTATATATGCTATATGGAAGTATTATTTTGTTGTTAAATTTTTTTGTGCTATCAAAAACATACTTGTTTGTTGTTGATATATATACGTCTAATTGATCTTCTGGTTTTTTATTCTGTGATATCTCATTCAAACTTTCAATAAACTTAATGGTATAGTTTGATCTATCAACAGAAGAAGATAGGTCATTAACATCTCCAACAATTCCCCCCACACCACTTTCATGATCTTTTATGTATCCAGCAATTATATTAACCTGAAGCCTATTTTTTTGTATTTCATTTATAGACTGATTAATTGCATAAAGATATTGAGGTGATATAGTGTATGGCCTTATAGCAATTAAATATTTAATGTTTTCATTTTTCTTTATATCTTTGGCAGTTCTTACAAACATATCACCTTGTGTGGCATCGTAGGTAAACATAACTCCATCAAAGTTGTGGCTGTTTAGAGTAGAGACTCCCTCAAGGGTATCATTCTCATTAAAAGTTCCGCCAAAATAATAAAACTCAATCATGCGCTTACCTCTTTATATCTATCTGATTCAACATACTGTTTAATAAATGGAATCACTATGTCATTCTCTGGTTGCGGAACCGCATTGATTAACAAATAATGAATGTTGTCTTTTTTTAAATTCTTAACAAATTCGTGAAAACTATTAGGAGTAAAATAAGCAATATCATTAACAACTTTGGGCGTTTCCCCTTCTTGCCAAACTGGCCTTAAAGCATAATTTTTTAATGACTCAAGTTCTTGCTCTGTATCTCTTATAATGGGGGTTATTGCCAACATAATTTCTTTGCTCTTTACATCTAATGTGCGATTGAATTTTTTAAACCAAATATTGTTTTTATACAAACTATATGGCAGTATTATTTTGTTTTCGTGTTTATTTACTGCGTCTAAAACTCTAGGATTAGTGGTCGTTACAAAGAAATCTATTGGGGATTTTAGATTTTTATTTTTATTCATTTCATTTAGTGAGTCTAGAAACTCTACTAAATATTTTCTTTTTTCAACCTTGTCTGACTGATCATTAATGTTTCCAACAATACCCCTGACTTCATCTTCATGGTTTTTTGTGTAGCCCGAAATAATGTTTAACTGTACTCTTCCATTTTGTATTTTGTTTAACGAATCATTAATCATAGAAAGATATTGAGGCGATATGGTGTATGGTCTTATAGCGACAAGGTACTTTATTCTTTCAGTTACTTTTAAGTCTAACGCTGTTTGTATAAAAATATCTCCTTGTGGTATATCATGTGTAAACATGACGCCATGAAAACGATTTTTATCTAGGTTTGATGGAGATTTGACAGAGGTTTCTGATCCTAATACTCCACCAAAATAATAAAACTTCATTATACTATTTTATCATAATCTTCTGGTAGCAAACTTTTTAATTTTTTAAATTCTGAAGATATTTTTTTCAGGGCAAAGTCATGTGGAGAAATCATACCATCTACTGCTGCACCATATTTGTCATAATATTCAATTTGCGGACCAACTTCATCAATGAATGACTTAATCCCAGACTGAACTTCTTCTATATATTGATATGCCCAATCACGAGAATCTGAAATAAATTTTAAAAAATCTTCATTCGCTTGATCTTTTTCTGTTTTATTTGGTCCTTTGATTAGTTGCTGCATCAACATGGCTTCTAACGTTTTGGCAATAATAGTTTTATTAGCCTTTTTTTGTATAGCATACAAAAATAAAAAAATTAAAGTTGACAAAGAAAGAACAGTTATCAAAATTAAATCAATCACAACTCTTTACCACCCTCTCTGACCAAAAGAACTATCGCTCCATTATCTTCTAAAGCCTTTTTTACACGAACCATATACTCTACAGCCTGTCTTTTAAGGTCAACAGTCTCCAGTGACATAAAAACTTTTTCTTTTGCTTTGACAGTAATAAAACTATCATTGTCTATTATTTCTAAAGAAAATCCTTTGGGACACTCTAAAGATCTAAATGCTTTTCTCATTTGGTCTGTATACATATTACTCCGTTGTTAGGGATTGCCAAGTTGCTCCCCAGTCACCTTTCGTTTTATGGCTAGAAAATTCTTTTGATAACTCTCCATTTTCTAAGTATACTCCACCCCAAACACCCCATTCTTTACCAGAGATGCCTACAGAGAAACATTCTTTTCTTACAGGACACTTAGAGCAAAGTAAATCTACGGCAGGTCTTAAAAGTTCATCTTCTTCATACTTTTCAAAGAACACATTTGTGTCATAATCCAGGCATGCAGCATTGTCTTTCCATTCATATTTATTCATGCTACCTTACATACTTGTCAGGTATTTCCCATCCATTTCTAGAAACGACAAAAACCTTTTTTAAGTGCCAGGCATTATTTTTTAATGCCCCGTACTTTGATGTGAAAGCCTTATCTGACTTTATCATCTCTACAACATCCCATCCATCCCAGGATAGGTTGCTGTTTTTAGAAACAATTGCTTCCATTTTTTCAAGAGAAATAACTGATATCATTGTGTGTACTCCTTAGAAGTTGTATACGTTTGTGTTGATGTTTTTTGATCTTGACAAGTTTACTACTTTAGAAACTTGTTCTTTTGGATTAGCGACAAAAGCAAAATGATTAAAACTATCTATGTTTTCTTCAACCCATTCAGGGCTAACTCTAAATAGTTTAATAGACTTTCCTCTAGCCTTCATTCCTCTTTCAGAAAGATTTACGAATTCTGATGCCATTGCACTAATGTTCACTGGACCAGCGGTATATAAGTAAAATTCTTTCTCATCTTCTTTTAATTCAGATAAGGCAACTGCCATTGCTCTAAGAAAAATGTTATAGTTTTTGAAACTAGGCGTCCCTTGAACCCCTACTATCATCACTTACTCCTTCTCTCAGTTTGTCCAGGATGAACAACATCTTATCTAATTGTACCCTATCCATGTGGGTCGTGTCAACTTGTACTGCATAGTCTTTATGAATTAGGTCGTTTACTAGTGGTGCCGTGTAAAAAGCATTATCTTTTACCCAATACGCCTCATTTTCAACAATAATGACCCTAACATTTTCTTTTTCTTGACGAATTTTTGACTGACTTTTTTTGTTTATCTTTTCAACATATTTTCTTTTCATAGAGCGTTCATGGTGAAGCATAGACTGAGTCATTATTGGCTCATAAACTGTGCCTCTTTTAAAGAATACTATGTATCCTATTATTAATAATAAAGGAACAGTTAAAGCCAATGCTCCGTACAGGTTATTCATAAATGCCCCCAGTTAATGATTGTATCACTTTCTTTAAACCCTCAGTCTCCAGTTCATGGCTTTAGGACCCTGCTTTATCATTTGAAACATGTGGTGTTTATATTGTTCTGTTAGTTCTGCATAGATTTCTGGATTGACTAACTCAAGTTTATCTGTGATTGAATAAAGCATTTCGCCTTTTTCATCTATTCCAGCCATCTCTATGGCACCTTGCATAATTAAATGCTCTACCATTGCTTGACTTTTTATATTCATTACTTCCCCGATTTTATTCTTGCCTTCTTCAAAGCGTCAAAATCTTTGACCTTTGTTTCTCCCATATATCCCCAAGCATGTCCATCGTTGATCATCTTGTCATTAATAGAAACGGTATCTCCATCAAGGTATACCCAGCCAAGAATGCGACCATACTTTTCTGAAGAGTCAATCTTCTCTGTCTTAATCACTACAGACTTAGCACTGTCAATAGCAGCCTTCAAATAAGCCTTTGCTTCCAGTCCTAAAGCCTTTTCAGCCTTGTCTGCTGTGCGAGACTCAGGTGTATCAATACCAGCCAGTCTTACTCTTGAACTAAAAGAAATGTCAAACCCTAAATCAATATCGACATCAATGGTATCTCCATCAACGACCTTTGTTACTTTCTTTACATAATATTCAAACATTTGTGCCCCCTTAGACCCAATACTTAATTATAGCAGTTATTGCAAGCAATGACCACAGAATGTTAAACCAGATTAATGTTGGTATTGTTTTTACTGTGGATGACCATATCAGCATTAGACTTGATACCAGCGCAAAAATGTAAAGCCACCAGATCTGTTTATTAAATAATAGACCTGGAATAATAATTACTGCCTTGGCAACAAATGCAAAGAACTCGACAGTGTTTGGTTTGTTCCAGTACTTTCTGTTAAGCATTCCACTTAACGCAATCATCCACTCTGTTCTAAATTTCATTTTAATCCCTCCAAAAATTGCCTGTGATCTACACATTCTAAAACCTTGTATGTCCTATAACTTTTGTGATAGTCGTACATGTCTATTCCTTTTTTGTACTCATCAGAAAGTTCTATGTATTCTTTTGCAAGATCTTTATTTATTTTATCTTGTGCTGAACCAACTAAGAACCAACTCTTAGAGTTCCAGTGATCCCCGTTGTCTTTGCTGCCTGGCATTCTTTTTTGCCAAACATCTAGTTTTTTCTTCAGTGCTTCTGGTGCATTTTCGTAAGAGAACTTATCCCAGAACGGTGTATCTTTTCTTAATGACATATAGTGAAAGTATATGAAATTAAGAATATCATCATTCATATTTACAATAATTTTATTAAACTCTGCTCTGATCTCAGGAGAGTTGTTGATTAGGAAGTCTGGACTAGCAAATATTTCTGTCAACTCTACCATGCTTACCCACAAAGATGTTGCCTCTAGTGGCTCCACAAAGTTTGCTGCCAACCCTACTGCTATACAATTGTTTTGCCAAGGCTCTTCAAATGCTCCTGGACTGAAACTGAAGCCACCCTTATCTTTTCTTGGGTAGTGAGGAACAAATTCTAGGAACTCTTCAACCTCTTTGATTGCTTCCTCTTCAGAGATCAAAGATGAATCGTATACATATCCACAACCAAACCTATTCTGCAGAGGAATCTTCCACATCCATCCATACTTCATAGCAATTGCTTCTGTATATGGTGGAATCTTTTCTGTCATGTCAAGGAAGAATGGGATAGCAGAGTCTGTCGGCAAGAACTCTTTATAACTCTTCCACTTTGAATTAAATGTTTTTCCAATAATAAGCCTGTGGAATCCACTGCAGTCAAATACAAAATCGCATGCAATATTAGATCCATCGTCTAAATCTAAACTTGTTACATTATTATCTTGATCTAAATGAACATTTGTTATGGTATTTTCAAATACTTCAATTCCTCTTTCAATACCTATCTCTTTAAATCTTGCTGCAAGTTTTGTAGCATTAAAATGAAAAGATGTATGCCCGATCTTTTTATAGTCTAAAAAAGTCTTCCCTTCTTTATTTTTTTCAAGAACGAAAGGAACTTTATTATTTTCTGATAAAATTTCTGTAAAGTCAATATCTTTTACACTATTATTTAACACAATGCTTGAAAGCATCATTGGGCTTGCAGATAAAAACCTAGATGATAGAGCCTCTGTTCCAAGGGCACTATCTGTAAATGAAAATCCATGATAATAAAAGTCATCCTGGTTATTCCAATTAGTAAACTTAATACCATTCTTGATGGTTGCGTCACAATTCTTAACTAAATCATCAAAACTTATATTCAAAGTCTCCAAGAATGCAGGAAGGTATGGGGTTGAACCCTCTCCTGCTCCTAAGATACCAATGTCTTTTGATTCTATTACTGTTACATTTGCTTTAGGGTACTTCTTTTTTGCAGTCAATGCAGTAAGCCATCCAGCACTTCCTCCACCAACAACAACTAGATTCTTTGTCATTACTTTCTACCCCATTTAACTTTATTCCAACCACGCTCATGGAAGTAATAAAGGATTGTTTTTGTAAATACCTCAAAACTTGCGATTGCTCCTGCTGTAACTGGCTCTTTGGTTATTAACCAAGATATTACAAAAGTATCTGCTGTACCAATTATACGCCATGTAATAGCCTTGAGTGCTGATCTTTGCTTGGATACATTCATGATGGCCACTCAATGTTGCTTGGCTTAGTAATGAAGTTCCAGACTTTAGATACCCATTTCTTTACGTTTTTGCGTAGCCGATATAGCATGAATGTCTGCCCCCAAATCTACTTGCTCAATTTTGTATCCTACGTCTCTGCCGTATACGATGTTGGTTATGTTTGGTAGTCTTAGTACTAATGCCCCATCCATAAAATCATCCTTGGCAATATATTCTTTTACCTGATCAAACTTAAGAGGGTCCTTTTCGCTTGTATTGTAGGTATTGCGGACTCCAAGTAGCACTTGGTCAGTTCTCTTACCAGCCTCCTTGTAAAGGGCGTGGTGGCCTTCGTGCCAAGGCTGGTACCTACCTAGCATAAGCGTTGTAGGTGCAGACCAATCATGAAGACTAAACTGCTTAATAATTTCTGTTGCTTTTTCGTTTGCGTTCCACTCATGACTAATAAAAGCGATGTCAAAATTGCTGGGTACTTCAAACATTTTATTAGTATCTTCAAATCTACTTTCTTCAATTGTTTCCATGTAGATTAAAATATCTGGCTTTCCAAATGCTTTACGAGTTAATTCTGTTGGGCATACAAAATCTACGATGACTGGAGCAACACCTTGTTTTGCAATTAGCCTTGCCATCTCTCCCATACGACGAGCCTGCTCAATCCTGTCTTCAGGGCTAAACCCTAAGTCTGAATTCACAGTTGCACGAACTTCATCTGCATTAAGATGTATAGCATTAATTATTTCT